CTATACAAAAAGATTTTCTTGTAAATAGTCTACCACAGCTGGACCGCATTCAAAAAACTGATACATTTTTCCTTCATGCGAAAAACTGATCCGCTGCCCGCCCCAATATATATCTTTTGTCAAAGTTTCGATTTCATTCATTGGTATTTCTTTTACTATATTCCTATTCAACCCTTGAAAACTGTACAACGTTAATACGGATCCCTTGAACTCGACAAACGCATAAAAATAATTGTTCGTTGTGCCATCTGTTATCTCTACATAAGTATTCATTGCAAGCCCTCCTTTTGATACTTTGAGTATAGTGTATGAAACGCGTCTCATAGCAAGGAGTTTGTTTTGCCAAAGAAAAGTTTTATTCCTCTTTCATTATTACCAAAGTCTCTTATTTTAAATTGAATACATTATAATGATACTGTAAATATATCTTTATTATTAGTGAATGGATATTTAGTTTTAATAGATAAAATAAATAACTATAAAATATTATAACTATTAAAAATAACTATTTACATTATAATTACACACAAAAAAGAGCGTGGGACAAAAGTAAAAAACACTTTTGTCTCACGCTCTAAACACGTATAAACGGCGGAAGCAGAAGCAACTCCTTCGGAAATAAGCTGAAATTCACAAAAATTTGAAAAGCAATTTTCGTGAATTTCTTCTTATTTCTTGGAGTTAAACGCTTCTGTTCCAGCCTCTTTTTATCTGTCTTTCACTAATGATCAGTTGTAGATAAGCAAGTTGCTTTTTCTTACATCATACCGCCCATCAAGACAAACGTTTTTAGCTTGTACGTACTGGACAAAAATCCCATTATATCAAGAAAAAACAACGTTGATAATACTTAAAATTATTAGGCTAGAACGGACTAGTAAGAGTTTTTTGCCCCTTTTTTGCCCCTCAAATATCGCTTTACAGTCAGAACATAAGTTCGTATAATCGTTTTGAGGTGATTTTTATGATGGAAGAATTTATTAGAAAAAATATCAGTGATGAATATGCAGATTTTTATGAACAAAGCAACGAAAAAGATAAATTCCAGATGGATGTTTCAATTTTAGCTATATTAGCTTTTTCCGAAAATAAACAACCTGTAACTGCAAAAAAAGAAACGGTATTCTCTGAAGGCAAAATAAAAACTCGATATATATTAGAGGTAGAAACTAAGTTTAAAAACTGATTGGAGTAATGGTTATGCTTTTTAATGAGACGCAATTATGGTTTAAATTTGATCCTTCGAATAGATTTATCAAAGACTTTTATAAAGTATGGGATTCAGAAGTTTTCTTTTTAGCAATCGAAGATAGCTTATTAATCAATCTCTACTATTCTAATAAGAACTACTTTAAAATCCCTGCTGCGAAAACTAGAATGAAGAAAGACGTATATTTTTTGTTTGATATCGTGACTGACGTGCCAGACGCTCGAAGCGATCATCGGCGTTATGACTATATAAAGTATACTTTCGTTGATCCAGAAAGATACAAAGATTAAAGTAGGCTACCTAAAAAGGTAGCCCGGAACGGATTTTATCACCATACTTATAAAAGGAGATATTTTTAAGTTAGTATTAAGATTGTGTAATATGATGATATCTATATTTTATAGTATCAGTGCTATAAAATCAAAAATAAGTCACTAATTAACTATCACTCCAATTATAAGTCTTTTTCCCATTATTTTTTACAGTTATATGGTATGCTTTTTAATGGCTTCAAATATAAAAGAGTTTAAAGCGTAACACACTTATGGGGGAGTGGTTTTTGGGGAACGCTTTAAACTCTTCTTTATTATTATCTCACAATATAACCCAAATGTCTTTCCATTTAAAAATCAAAGTAAAACTTTTCAAATATACAGAAGTATAACTATGTGAAACATCCTTTCATTAATCCATAAAAGGATACATAAAAAAGCCACTCATTTGAGTGGCAATGAAGAAAAGCTTTAGCTTGTATAATACTCTTCAAAAAATTCTAACACAGAACAATTCAATTGGCTACGTTAATGTACCCTGTAGGACTCGAGCCTACGACCGGACGGTTATGAGCCGTTTGCTCTAACCAACTGAGCTAAGGGTACGGAAAGCCATCACAACTACTGCAAACAAAAAATGGCAAGAAAAAAATCGTGAACATGCTCGTTATTTACGGAATCGCAGCACCGCTCGGTCATTTATTCGGAAACAAGCTACTTTTGAAGATTTGGAAGAATTAGAACAGTTGATTGTAGAACGTAAAAAAGACCTCGATCGACACTAGTCGGCTAAGGTCTTTTATATATCCTGTAGTCCTCAAATCCACCGTTTCCAATTTAAAAATTAGTTTAAATTTGTTAAATCCCAAAATATCATGTAGATATGTCGCATTATATTAATTTAATTTTTGCTAAGCTACTTAAAATATTATTATAAGCATCTATCAATAAAGAAAAATCTCCAATGATCATTAACGTGATAAATATTATTATTATAGAAGAAATCCAAAGAAAGAGTATATTTTTTCGTTTTTTTACCATGATTGCTTTGCTTAACTCCATGTCATTGGCAAAAATGCGCTCAATGTCTTTTTCATTTAATATAGAACTATAATATTTTTTATTTTTTTCGTATTGTTCGTTTAATTGATCTATTTGATTGTTTATTTCAAAATTGCTTATTATTAAGTAAATAATAGATATTATTAGCATAGCAACTGTTATAATCGTTATCTCAGGAGTAAATATATTTTCTATTTTCCCAGTGGATAACGTATTAAATAATATAGTGGATATTATAAATGTAAAAAAACTGGTGAAGTTTTTTTTGAAATCATCAGAAAAAGCTGTTGCTTTATCTTGAATTTCTGTATCTAAATTTTGAATTAGTAAAACTACATTATTCAATATTTGGACATATCTATCTACATTTTCTTTTAGATATATTTCATAATTAGATTTAATTGATGGTAAGATATTTTGAATGTTATTAAAAACAGAATTTCCATCATAAAAAAGCGTTATGATATTTCTAGTAAGGCTGATTTTCTCATGTGAATCTTTATTATAAAAAACCCAGCAATATATTTCATAAAAACTATTTACAATATCTTTATTAGTTACTAGAGTAGAAAAGTTAATCTCTTCAACAACTGTTTTTTGACCATAAAATTTAATATTTAGAGTGTCATCTTCTAAGACAGAAATATTTGCCAATGAACTTAAAGATAATAGCAGGCATAATCTGTCAAAAACCTCAGTTAAACCTATATTTTCTTGGGACTCCTTAACAAAAAAGTCACTAGGGGAAAAAAAGGGTAACGGAGAAATATTGGTATACTCTGTCAAATTGGCAATATTTTTTTTCTCAATTGTTAAGTTTTCTTTTTTTAATTGTCCTAACTTAGAACTAAAAATAAAATGATCAGTTCTGAGTTGTATATCATCATTAAAAAGATCAAATAGGTATATAGCTTCAGTATCATAAAAATATCTTTTTAATTTTCCAAGAATCTCATTTACATTAAGTTTTCGGGAACGATCATCATTATAAGTTAGAAAAAGTAAAAAAATTTTTAAATCATATATAGATATAGTTATAAATCCTTGAGATTTTTTTTCCTTTTTAGAAATATAAATCTCACATAAAAAGAAATCTTCTTCAATTAGTTCTGCTCTATTCAAAAACTCCTTAATATTGCCCTGTAAATTTTTACGAATTTCAGAAAATTCATTTTCAAATTTTATATATTCTTTTTCTTCGCCGGATTTATCTGAAAAAGTAATAGTAATAGTATCCCTGGCTTGATTAATCGATTGATATAAATTTTCTAAAGTATATATTATTTCTTCAAAGTTTTTGTTGTCAACAAGAAGAGGTTCAAACATCACTTCATTTAGATTTTCTTTTTTGACAGATAACTCTTCCATAAATTTTTCCATACGAAGCAACCCTCCTACCATTTTATCACGTATTTACCAACGAAAACTTTCAAAGGTCTTCTCTTCGGTCGATTTTATTTTGATGAATTTTTCGCCATCAACTTCTTCTGCAGAGATGTTGTTTTTTATTTGATCTGAAGAGCCATTCAATGTGATGTCTACAAATTGATTAACAGTTTTTGTTTCTTGCCATTTTTTTTTATTTATTGCTTTGGATTTAATACTAAACTCAGTATCTTTAAAGCGACGATAATAGCTACGAGCGAAATTCCCCTTTACCTTATCAATATCTAATTCTTCGGATTCTGGAGTATAATCATTAAATAAGCTCTCAACTACATCTTGTAATCTAAAAGTTGGTTGAGTTTTATAAAAAGATAAAAGATTGTTTCTACATAGGATATAATCAGCTGGATATTTTTTTTCTAAAGACGATTTTAAACTATTAGATAATACAGTAAATGATGCTTTCGTATTTTCCTCGTCTGTAGTCATTGGTTCCAGTTCAAGGAATAGATTGTACCAATAATCTGATATTTTCTTATTATTGTCAGAAACTATGACTTCCTCAATTTCATTTTGTTCATTAAATTTAAACACACAAGTTTTCAATGATTTATTTTCAAAAATCAGTCCTTCTCTTGAAACTAAATCATCCTCATCTAAGAAACGGTTTGAATCAATTTTAGCAATAACAAAATACGTAAATTCACTGTCACAAAATAAGGATTGAATTAGACTACCCTTTTTTATTTTTTTACCTAATTTACTAATTTTTTCTTGAGTTTTGGTTTCTATATCTAACAATCTTTTGGCTACTGTATCTCTTTCTTCATCAGGAAGTATTTTTTTTATGAAAGATGACCGAACAACTCTAACCACTTCTGTTCCATCTCTTCTGATAGAAAAATGCTTCTTATTAGGATTAAGTAATACTTCATCAGTTAAATCGGATATATATTTTTGTGCATCTTCAGCCTGAATTTTCTTGAAAGTTACACTAGCGCTTATTAAATCAATATGATGCATTGTAGTAAAAAAAGTTTCCATATGTATATACCTCTTTTCATATCTGCTAAATTAATTAAACCAAAAGAAAGCCCTAAAGACAATAGCCTCTGGGCTTCTTAGCAGATATAATCTTTGAGGATTATAAAATCACTTTAACACACGGGGAACATAAGTTCAAGTTAAACGTTTATGATATTAAAACAACATTTTGTGATATTCATAACATTAAATTTGTAACAAAAATGTTATATATGATTCCAAGTACTGCCCCTCATCGAGAGGCTATTTTTTTATCGTTGCGGAATATTTAAATACCAACGTTTGTCATGGAAATCTTGCGCACCGCCTTTAGTGTTCCCTTCTGGATCATTCGTTGCACGCATCATGACATAGACTTTCTTATTAGGAAAATTACGCATATTGAAAGATACATGATAACCAACATTACCATAAGTGCCGTAGGGTTGGTTTACATCTGGACGTGAAACGCCATTAGCATTTACTCGTGCTAACTCTTTGCCAGTACTATAGTCCATGATAAAAATGTACTCGTATTTATAGTTAGCGATGTGCCATCCAGCGACGTGTAAGTTCGCATTTTCGATTTCCCCAAACTGATCAATATGAGAATGATTCATTCCATCTGTCAGTGTAGGATTTGCTGCACCTGCTCTAGTTGGATCAATGACTGGTTTATCATCTGAAGTAGTTGGATTTTCATCGGTAAATCCATGAGCTAAATCATATGCTAATTTTTCTTTACTTACGCCCATTTCAGAAAGATAACCGTAAGGATCTGTATGATCACCCCAAATATTTTGTGTTACCCATAAATGCGATTTGATTCCTGGTTGGTTATAAGGCGTGTCCAATGTTAATGGAATACCATATTTCATTGCTGAATCTCTAGCCAATTCAACATATGCTTTATAGTTCTTTTCAAAAGTTGCTTTATCGTGCGTGTGTTGTAACTCAATCTGCACAGGACTGTTGGCATTAGCATATGAACCAGCCCCATACTGCACATAACCAGGTTGTCCGACTTGATAAACAATTCCACCGTCTCCCACAATGTAAGCAGTGTAAGCACTAGTCCATGAACGTTGCATATACTGCGCTTCATTTCGTCCTGTCGCAGTTTCGTTTGCTGTTTCATGCAATAGAATATATTGGTTATTTGCTACTTGTGAGCTACCTTCGTTTGAGCCCAAATTAAATTCATTGTTAATCGTATAGGCAAACCCATTAATTGGCAACAAAAAAAGAGCCATTAATAGGCTCATCGCAGTAATAGTAATTTTCTTTTTCATTTGTTTCCTCCTATTTTTTCAAATTATAAGCCGACACACCAGTGATAACACCTAAAAATGTTGCTACTGCATTGATAGTGAGTACTGTCATATCTGTTCTATTCCATCCATACGCTTTTCCTAACGTGGCTACTAAAACAGATGCAGCTGGTAAAACTGTTAAAACCGTCCATTTAATGACTTGATAATACTTATCGGGTAAAATCATTTCTTCTCGCCTCCTTTACAATTTAGTCAAGAAATAGCCAATGATTGTAATGCCTAAGCCAATCATATAGCCCCAAGCCCATTTATTATTGTTCTTCATTTCCTTGATGTCTTCTGCATTGTTTAGTGCTACTGAATAGGCTTTATCTGCCAAATCTTTTGCACTATCAGCCTTTTCTCTAAGTGATTCGTAGTTGTCTAATTTTGTTTCAATTCTTACTAATCTCTCCACAACGTCTTGGAGCGCTTCTTCTTTCATGTTCCACCAACTTTCCAACAAAAAAAGCACATCAATTAAGATGCGCTCTCTTCTTTGCTAATGATTTTATCTGCTTCTTCGTCTGTAATGCATAGTGGAACAAATTCACGAACTTGATCGTCAGTAAAACAGCCCCAATCATACATCATTTTCACATCGCTAAAACTAAACATACTACTCACCTCCCTTTGAAGCTGGATTTAGTTGCTCTTTAATTTCTTTAATATCCTTGCTGTTTTGAAGCGAAGCAAGCATTGTCTTTGAATTGATTTGTGCTAAACTGTCAGCTTTTTCTTTCAAGGCAGTGTTTTCCTGTTTAATTGCTACATCGTTTAGCATGAGTTTGGCATTTAGCTGTTTTAGATTGTCGTTTTCATGTTCCAGAGCCTCGTACATCGCTTTGAGATTGTTTAAATCGTTGTGATCCAGTGTGTTCGCTAAAACAATCCATTGGTTCAATTTAGGATCAAACATCTGATCAGCGATCGTTAACGGTTTGCCATCAGCACGTACCCCTTCAAGTGGAGGCTGATCTGTGTAAGGAACGGATACAAGCATGTCGTCCAATACTTTTCCTGCGTACTCTCCGCCAGTACGTCCATATTTCCAAATATCTTTCATTTATTTCACTCCTAGTCTATATAGTATTGAATTGGCGCTAAAAACAAGTTGACTGTTCCCCTAAATGAAGGTAGACCGCAAACGCCGTTCGGTCGGATATAAGCCATCCCGCCATTGTCTAAAGTATTGCTACTTTGTGGTGGTAACAAGAATTGATACTCATAATTATCAGTTGGATTACTTGGTCTAAATCCTTCTGGAATCGTACAAAAATCTTGTGTACTTAGCGTGCTACCTTTTAATGATCCACGGAACATTACTAGTTTTCCAATTCTCCTGATTTGTCCCTGTTTGTTCCATGAGTGACCATTGATTGCTGTTAGATTTACCCATCCTGTATCTTCTGGAACTGTAGCAACTTCTTTACCTGCAATCTGCAACCCATCCTCAAAGTTTTTTAAACCTTCAACTGACTGGGGTTCGGTCAAACTAACCGTATTATTCAAGCTTTTTTCAGTATATTCAGGTGTGACATCCCAACTGTAATCATTCGGATTGTTGCTGTCTTTCAAGCCTTCACCGAAGTATTTAAACTGACTAATATTTGGAGTTCGGGTGTCGCCTTTTTCTAGTTTTGCCCATTCAATATTTACTGTTCCTTTCGTCGATTGTGGCGCTTGAAATACATTCAATGCATTTGCACTACCATCAATGTGACTTTGTGTTATTTCGAAAGTAAATTGCCATACGTCTGCCAAACCTTCTACAGGAACCATATTACCGACAGGTAAAGATCCAGCTCGTAAATAAATTCCAAACGTCTGTGTAGATGGTTTGCTCGCCTTCATTGTAAAAGTATACTTTTGTCCCTGTACGTATGGTTCATTAGGAGTAAAATTAGCCGCCATATATTCTGTAGTATTAATTGGGAAAGATGCTGGTTTAAGAATATTCTCTCCCAGTGGAATCTTACTCAAATAATACGGTGCATCGAGTAAATTTGGCTGGTACGGTGTGGCTGTTGAACCTTCTTCAATCTTAATATCGTACCCCACATAATATTTACCAACAGTATCCTCTGGAAAATACCATTGTAAAAATGGTGCAAAATCACCATCAGTTATATCAGATGGTATAGTAAATGTTTTACTTACACGCGTAAATTTACCGCGAGCGTCATTTGTTGGGTATAACACCACTGGTCTACCTGTCTCTGGTTGCGGTAGAGTTCTATATACTGAATAGTGCATTGGGCATTTTGCTATGTTCATTTCATCACTAATCATGATATTGGCACTAATTGTATATGTTTTTCCTTTTTGCAAACGTGTAATAAGTGGTAGAAATACATTTCTAGCAATACCAGCCGCAGATGGGTCACCCATATCAACTTCAAAATAAGTTCCATGATCTTTAACATATGCAGGAGGGCTTTGAATAGTAGCATTTGACCTACTTAATTTAGAGAAATCTAGTTTTGGTAATAGATTAGGATTCCCACTATAATCATAGCCCCCGAAGTCGATGCTGTTACTGTACATCTTTTTCAGCTTGCCGAGATCACCGATTTGCTGATTGGTTTGATTCATCTTGTCTTCAACTGCTTTAAGATTGTTTTGTGCCGATGTAACGTTTTGAGAAACGGTATCAATCTTAGTTTGAGTAGCTTGTAGTTGCTCTGTTACCTCGTCAACAGTTTGATCAATTGCTTGTGTGGCTCCCTCTACAAATTCATTTATTTGTTGGTTTGCCTTTTCAATCGTAGAATCCACATTTGTTAATGCTGCGTTAACAGCATCTGTCGCCTCTTGTTTGACCCCATCAAGTAGTTGTTGAAAGTCTTTAAAATAATATTTCCCATTCAATTGGGCATTGTCATCAATAACAGATTTCTCAATATTGAAAGTAAACGCCAAATTGTCAGTATGACTGCCATCTGGAAAATCGATGTAAACATTGGCATCAACTTTCCCCTCATAAGAAAGTAACATGTCAGGAATCGGATATTTTACAACGCCTTGCATGTAGCTTTCAGTAATAATCTGGTTATCAAAAATTGGGAACTCTTTTTTTTCTTCCCCTTGATAGATGTACATAAAAAGACGAACAGTCGCATCGATTAAATCGGTTGGACTTCCGTCTTGATTTTTAATTTCAAATTGTAATACGCCAGCTTTCTTATCATAGGATTTGAACGTAAAACCAGTGATTGTCATTGCCCGACTGGCTGGCTCTGTTGGAACAATCACTTTTCCTGTTTTTTGTGCCACCTAATCACCTTCCTTGTATTAAATTAGAACCCCACATTAATAAATCCCTTCGATACCCGCAATCGTAAAACCTGTGTCATCTGAAAAAGTTGTGCCTGTAGTTTTATGAGTAACTAAACGACATTTTGAAAATTTCAAGACGATGTTATCCCGAACCATTTCCAAATTTATTCTAACTTGGTAACTTTCATTTATACTTCCAGCAACTGCTGAAAACACGATTACAGGATTGTCTACTGCAGGTGTCTCAATAACAAATTGAGTGCCTATCCCATTAATTGTGAAACGCAAACGTCTGAAACGTCTGGTTGATGCAGCTAAATTCATATTTTGTCCAACGCTTGCAGGTGAACTATCTTGTGTCCAGAGAATCGTTGTTTGCGGAATATATTTCCAAACGGTTGAATTACTATTACCTCCTCCTTGCCCCGTATTTTGAGAAGTATTTAAATACCAAATTGAGCCGTTCTTTTGAACAACCATCACGTATACTTTGCGTCGGTTATCTTCTCCGGATACATATAAATTAATTAGGTCACCCGGCACCATCGTGTCTGGCAAAGGGATGCCGTTATCTGCCCAACCATAAACAGTAGCATATGATCCGAAAGGAATATCCCAAAAATCATACTTCTCGTTTAAGTAATTATCTTTTAATAAATGGCCAGTTGCTAGCGCCACCGTTTCTGGTGAAGCAAAGCCGGCATTTCGCTCAGTAGCAATCACATGCGCTTGCTGATCGTCACCATCACTATGAATAGCGAACTGTTCTAACATGTGATCAATTGCTTGATCTCTCGTCATATTTTCAAACATTATCTATCACTCCTTCAATATGAAAATGACCGTTTAGTTCCTCGTCCCACACCATTCATTATCAATGTTCTGGCTACTTTATCGATTGACAGCTGATAAAAAGCTTCGAAGTCAACATTAGTATCTTTTGTAAACGCACAAGTTCCCAATATCATTTTCAAAGCACCAAAGTTTTTTACGGTTTCCCAGTGTTCATGCCCACAGACGTAAGCAATAATGATGCCTGGTCCTTTTGTACTAAAATCAAACACTTCATTTCCTGTAACAATCTTCGATGGTTCTCCGGATAACGAATCATAATCAATCGTTACTGACACACCCTGTCTAAAGCCATCAATAAGTGTTCGCAATGCTGTTGTATTCCATACACCTGTAGCAGACTCATCTAACGGGATATGTCCCACTAGCAAAACATGATAGCTGCGATCTAAGTTCATGAGAAAAGTACCGAAGTCTTTCAATTGTTCTGCCCCAATTTTTCCTACTTCACCATCTTTTGTATGGCCGCTAAATTCTTTGTACTGACCATTGCTATCTAGTTCATCACTATAATCATCTGTATCAATACGATAAATTGCTATCCCTTTGTCTTGGAACAAACGACCTCCATATGTGCCGTTATATATTTTGTGCATATCAGTACTATTTAAACAAGTTTCTGGTGTGTGACCCATCCAAGCATAAGGAATTTTTCCAGTATCGTGATTTCCACGACAAACTATGACATCCTCTTTCCATGCACCGGCAAAATTTGCGAATCGTTTTTGTATAGCCATCGAATGCGTTCGTCCAAAGTCACGAACACCAATGTTAAATTCTCCTGTACGTCCGCTATTACAATCACAGTTGTCCCCACCATAAACGGTCACATCGCAATATTTGGTCATCTCTTTAAATCTTGCTAAAGTACTCCAACGCCTAGAATTTGTCGTGCTATCTCCAGTTGCAAAAGCACTATCTTTCCCCATACCATCGACATGTGTATCTGTGATAAATGCGATATTAAATAATTTATCATTAATTTTGGAAATAACCTCATCGAAATTAGACGGAACAGGATATTCACCATCCGTAATCTGTCGGATAGAGCTAGGTACAGGAAGCTTTTTATTTTGCATATCTTCCAGTCGGTCTGCTAAACTGTCATAATCTCCTTTTGCTTCATTCAAAATGTTGATAATCGTACCACCTGGATCGATATTTTCCAGTATTTCACGATTATCTTCTAACCACTGCTCCCAGTCATTTTTGCCCTGATCCATGTAATCTTTGAATTTTCTTAGCAAATCCTCAAAGGTCCACACATAGCCAGAATCACGTAACTGGCTTCTAGATATTCCAGAAATGACTCGATAGGTAAAATCTTGTGTGCTAAATTGTTCACTCCAAGTTCCATCACCATTAAGTGATCGGAAACTGAAATGTGCGATGTTTTCACCGCCCCATTGCCAGTCAGGCTCACTTAACGTATAAACAAGCCTTGCTTGTCCTGGACTGTATTCTTGTACTTTTTGTTCAACAGGTTGGTTTTCGCCAAATTTTGTTGTATTAATAAAAAATGGCACTAGGCCATCGAATGTTTTTAGTTTGCCATGTTCCACCACTTCAACAACGAACTTTTGCGTTAAAGCATCCCCTTGCCGAATCCGAACCAAATTTATTCCGTTATTTGGTTCTGTGGTGGATAGGACCATTTTATGTTGCGTTTCTGCCACGACTATCCCTCCTTTAGAAATTGATATAGTCTCTTGCATTATGGAAATGGCCAGAAGAAGATGGATAAAATTCATCCATAAATTGGAAATGAAGATGTTCTCCAGTTGATGGTCCCGTTGTCCCCATCAGTCCAATTTGCTGACCAGCAGTTACTTTTTGACCTTTTGAGACATCCACACGGCTTTGATGTGCATAACCTGTATACATTCCATCAGCGTGTTTGATTACTGTCCAGTTTCCATACCAGTCATAATAGTTCGCATCTCCTGCAACGATCACTTCGCCATCTGCTGAAGCAAATATAGGTGTATTAGGGTTTCCATTTACAAGGTCAATACCGTTATGAAACTCTTGTGCTCCTGTGATTGGAGAAGTGCGCCAGCCAAATTCGCTCGTCACTGTGATTGGATCTGCAATTGGTTTTATATATCCTTTTGATGCAGGAATTTCCAAATCTTTAAATTTGTCATACCATTCTTGTGCCCATGTCGTCCGTTCTGGATGTGGATCACGTGGACGTTCAAAGTTAGCCACGAATGCTTGTGCTGCTATGTTGATATCGGTCAGATTCATGAATTGTGTCCATGTATAAGGATAAGCGCTAGTTGCGATCCATTGACCATTTGGCGCATGCCACATCAACAATTTGAACTGCGCCGTGATCGTGTCTGGATCATCACTGATGCCAGCCTTTGTCATTAAATTGATCATGTAAACACGTCCGCTAGTTGTGCCTGTGGAATCCGTCCATTGCCATACACCATAACCGAATCCTGGTACGCCATTGCCCTCATCGGCGGTTGGATTAGCATCTGATTCTCCTTGTGCATTGCCAAGTAAAGCTGCAGCAGCTTGTTTAGTAAAGCCAGCACCTATTGCCATTGCCCAAATCTGCCAATAACGTTTATCCCGATCAGTAGTTACTTCTGGTGGATATTGTCCATTCCAACCGTTATCGTTTCCTCCAGTATTGTCTCCACCGTTTGTATCGATTTTAACGCCGTTCACATATAATTCTTTGACATCTAGACGACCATCTATGGTTATATTTCCTTCTGAAAATTTACCATCACCGTAAAGATTATATTTGCGCTTATCAGCAGTAACGTCTGCTGGAATTTGAAAAACAGGATTTCCTCGATCGCCGCCGTCCCCAGCGTTAATGGAAAAAATATAGTTTGGTTCTTTCCATACAGCAAACCCATTTATTTTTCCGCCTCCATAAGTTGCTACGATGGATCCAAGCGATTCTCCGTGAACATCGTCAAGCCCAGTTGAAATGACCTTTTTTTCAAAAGAAAGTTGTCCTCCTTCTGCCACTAATTGGAAATCTTTATCATCCAATGTCTTTAAAGCTACCCCTTGCACGAGAATACCTGAAAGAATTCCTGCTTTAATAAAATTAGCATTGAAAGTTCCATCCAACGTCCACGCAGTCGTGCTATTGCCATTGTGTACATCTTGGATTGTTTGCCATTCACCTTTTTTACACTGTTTGAAAGATATTCCTGAGTTATTTTGGACCATAAAAAAGCGTGATCTAGGAATGTTAGGTCCATCCATATAAACAGTTTCATAGATTTCTCTACTATCACTAACACCAGCTTCAATTCCATTTACCCAATAAATAGAACCGCCATTATCTCCTGCGCCTCGCATAATGTCATCTTGATATTTTCCAATCTCTGTCGATTCGTAAAATGTCATTTTGCTAGATTCTAAACTATTAATATTATTGACAATAGAAGCCGTTTGTTTTCTAACATCTTGTGTTAAATTATCCCCTAGTTCGATATTCGTTTGACCGGTAAGCCGATTGAATGTAGTTTTATAAATACGAGTTTTATAGTGATAACCTTTATCGTATCTGTGAATAGTCACTGTATTTCCTATCACATCTCCTCCAGTGACTTCAGCTTTGAATTGTACTAACGGTCTAGCAGAATCGATTAAGGTTGAATAAGTATTTTTAAGTAAATCTGTTGGATCATCTATATCATCAAACACTACTACGGTTTCTCGTTTTCTCATTGATCCATCTTTTTGTGGTATCCCATACTTTTGAGTTGATTCCGGATCTTCAAGCCAATTTTGGCCTTTAGGCTTATCTAAAGGATCACCATTCGACTTTTTCCATTCAACATCAGTGAATTCAATTCTTCTACCGTAACCGTCACCAACCTCTTCGCCTCGCCCACGACCTATCATTGAAGTTGAGATTGAGCTTCTATCTATCTCTCTTACAACTGTTAATGCTTTACTACCATATACGAAACGTGTATTCGATTCTTCGCCAATTTGTTCATATACTTCGATCCATTTATCCTTTATTCCATCAGAATTCAAAGAACACCTAAAGACAAATTCCATACCTAAGGTTTGCAATTCTTTCAACGCTTCTTTTACAGAGACATAGTAAAAAGTTGCAGTTACTGTTGGTAACATTGCTTCTACGTGACCAACGCGCCAATTTCCTTCAGTAAATTCAATCAATCGATCAAGAACATTTTTTAAGGGCTGCCCACTCGGCCTAATATCTTTGATGATGTAAGCATCTAATTCATTTGTCGCAAATCCTAACCCTGTAAACTCTAATGTTTCAAATGGGTCGCTAACTTTAGTAATTCGATACAACGAAAAAGACGACTCGTTTTCACGAATCGCCATATATCTTGCATCCTCTATTTCTTTATCATATTTTGTCGTAACGTAAAGAGTATCTTTCATTAGATCACTCTTATCAGAACTAATTTCTTTTTCTTGGGAGACTTCAATCAAACTTCTTTTATTTTTTCTTTTAATAAGTTTTTGCAAGTGATCAAAGAAATAAACTGTCTCACTCAAATTGTCGCCCCCCTATAGAATATTTTAAGGTTTCCATTATTGCTAGTTATCTTCTGACCTTGCTTGAGATAAAAGTTCTCAAAATCACTTTCTAAATCAATAATAGAAGTACAATCTTCTCCGTTTACAGTTACCTGCTCATCGGAGAAATCAAAAATCAACACGTCTCCTGTTTTTATTGCCGCGTCAGTAATCGTGATATTTTGTTCTCCGTTTGTAATTTTGATTGAATTATTCATGGATAAAGTGACTTCAATTTTTCTTGGTGTTATAGGAAACTGTATCGGATTTCCAATATAGCCATCACTAACACATTCTTTTGTATACTTTAGTGGGTCCGCACAGAATACATTAAAACTTGAAATAATAGAGTTGGAGTCTCCTGGAACAGTATCAGTTGATGTATAGCGACCGTAGTAATAAAAATCTAATTCATCATGAAACCTAATTTCCACGTCTTCATTCCGGTATAAATAATTCAACAGCTCTTTGAATTTAAACTGTAGTTTTTCTGGATCTCTGTCTTCCAACTTGTATGTTATTTTTAGCGTTCTTGAAGGTATTTTCTGATTTGTAATGATTGAACCAATTTGTATATCTTGCTGTTCAACTTCTACAGAAAGCATTTCTCTACCTTCAATCGTGAGTGTTTGATACCCCTCAATCAAATCTTCTAAATACATTCCATCGTACATCATGGCAGACGTTGGAAGGAATCGTTTAGAACTATTGAGATTAATAGTTGTATCTTTGAATGAGTACATTTTATTTTCTCGCTGATCCAAAATATTCCCTCCTAAAATTCTAGATTAATGTCTGCACCTTCGCCCATAGCTTGTGCAATATCGTCCAAAAATAATCTAAACGATTGTCTTCCAAGATTGAATTTAAATACAGCTGGTTTAGTAGAGCCGCCCATATTTACTTTATGTTCAACTTGTGCACCAATGTTTTTATTTGCATTTTTCAGATTTGCAGCTATATCTACATCAGGATTTGCATTGAAAAGTTCCGCGATAAAGTCCGCCATACTTCCAACAGTATTTTGTACGTCATTGAATCCTCCTGTCAGTCCTTCATTCAGACCGTTCATAATAGCCTGACCAGCTGGAATCAATAGCTTTCTATCGTATTGGATAGGTCCTTTGTGTTCACGAATCCAATCACCAATACCTCCAACAAAATCTTGCACAGATTTCCATGTATTTTGTAACCCTTCTAGAAAACTATCCATGATAGCTTTTCCGGCTGCTAGTAAATCGATATTTTTCAAGTTATCAAACCAGCCAGTTACTCTATCAACAGTATCACTAACAGCATTTACTAAATTATCCCACACTTCTTGAGCGCCACTTACTAAATTGTTGAAAGTATCTATAGTGCCTTGTTTTAGGTTTTCCCAACCTTGAATAACGTTATCTTTGGTTCCAGTAATTAAATCACCAATCCAAGATTTGAATGAAGTCCAAATGTCTTTAGCACCTTGAACTGTATTGTTAAATAAATCTATCGTTCCTTGCTTTAAGCTGTTCCAACTTTTTATAAGAGTTTGCACGATATTATTAACCGTTTGGAAAAACCATTGTTTTAGATTATTCCAAAGTTCAATTGCACCATATTTTGTATCAATCCAAGTTTGAATTATGGAGAATTTTAGATTTATCCACATTTGAATTGCACTGTATTTAATATCAATCCATAAATTAGTAAAAAATAGTTTCAAATCAATCCAAATCATAGTCGCTTGATAAACTACTTCATTCCAAATATTAGAAATACTTTGTATGAATCCAGTCCATAAACTAACGGCACTATTTACTATTGCACCGATATATTCCGTAAATATATTTTTTACAGATGTCCAAATATTTACCACTGATTGGACAAGTGTGTTCCAGATTAGATCTAAATCCTCTTTCATTTGTTCGAAGTCACCAGTAATTAAATCTATAATAAACAGTAGCGGCGCAGCTATTAAAGACTTAATGATTTCCCAAGCATTTACTATTATGTTTTTAACCTCAGCAAATATACTTGTTATTGCTTTCACTATATTAGAGAACACATCTGAAAAGCTACTTACAAATGGACCAATATATTTTAGTATAAAATCAAAACCAGATTTGATTTTACTTGTAATTGTTTTCCATGCAGTAGATATAGTATTTTTAAACCCTTCCCATTTTTCACCAGCACTTGAAACTAAATCATCAATAACTGATATGACACCTTCTTTTAAACTATTCCACATCTCTGAAGCAGAGTTTGCAATACTTGACCATAAATTTGAAAAGAACTCTTTTGTTTCAGTCCATTTATTCTTGATCCAATCTGCCGCTTTCCCAGGGGCTTCTTGAATTGTAGTCCAAACATTGTCTGCGCCTTCTTTAATGGACTTCCATAAATTGTTAAACCATTCTCCTGTAGATTTCCATACTTTTTTTATGGAATTAGCTGTGTCTGATACAAACATTGTAATATTTTTCCAAACCTGTTTACCAAAAGCAGCAATTTTATCCCAATTTTTATAGACAAGAACTCCAATTGCTATTAATGCTGAAATAGCTGCGACAATACCTAAAACAGGTAAAATTACGCCACTCATTGATGTCCCCATTAAAGCTAAAGCTACTTTCACCCTATTGATCCATATAATTACTGAACCAATCATAAAAATTAACGGTCCTATAGCAGCAACTATGAGTCCTATAGCAACTATCAACTTTTGAGTAGATTCTGGAGCACTTACAAATTTTTCTACTAAGCCGGATATGGCATCTGCTACTTTTTTGATGGATGGTGCTAGAATCTTTTGAATTACAATAGCTGCTGACTCAAAAGCTCCAAACATTTGCTCGATGGAAGAATTCATATTATCTTGCATGGTCCGAGCCATATCGTCAGCTGCGCCATCAGAATCTTTCAGAGATTTTGTTAATTTGCCCAATGAATCAGGTCCTTTATCAATCAAAGCCATCATCCCTGATAATGATTCTTGCCCATATAGTGTTACTAAAGCATTTTGTTGTTGTTCAGGCGTCAGGCCTTCAAAAGCTTTTTTAAGTAATTCTACTTGAGTTTTTAAAGGTTTCATTTTACCGTCAGCATCATAAAACGAAACACCTAAATTATCCATTGTATCTTGCATAGCCTTTGTTGGCCTTGCTAACCTAGACAATGCTCCTCGCAACGTTGTACCTGCTTGAGAACCCTTAATGCCTGCGTCACTCATAATACCAATAGCTGCTGCAGTTTCTTCCAAAGAAATCCCCATTGAATTAGCTACAGGAGCAACATACTTCAATGCTTCTCCCATGTCTCCAACTTCAGCATTGGTATCCGCAGCAGCACGAGCAAATACATCAGCGACATGTCCTGCTTCACTTGCTTCTAAACCAAATCCTCTCAAAGCAGTAGCAGTATTTTCAGAAGCTAGAGCCACATCCCCTCCAGATACAGCTGCTAAGTCTAAAAGACCCGGCATTGCTTTCATGATTTCTTGTGCGCTAAATCCAGCAGAAGCTAAGTTTTCCATTCCAGCAGCTGATTCTTTTGCGCTAAAAGCAGTTTTTGCTCCTAGATCAATCGCTTGCTGTTTCATCTGTTCGAATGTGTCGCCAGTTGCTCCCGATATAGCTTTTACACGACTCATTTGTGCTTCAAAGTCACCACCAACTTTAGCAGCTGCTACGCCTACTCCTATAAGAGGAGTGGTAATATACTTTGTCATTGCGGCACCAGTACCTTGCATCACTTTACCTACAGCGGTTGTCATACTATTTGATTTCTTTTCAAAAGTCTTAACAGCATCTTGCGCATCTTTAAAAGTCTTTACAAATCCACTATCTGTGGCTTTTAATAAGGCTTCAACAGAAAATTGTTCCATGATTCTCCTCCTTTCCTCAAGAGTTAGCTTTAGTTAGTAAGCTTTGGAATTTTTTATCTTGTTTTGAAAGTTCGGAAACTCCCATGATTGAATCTTCGATTTTTTGATAATTGAAGAATTCTTCAAAGGATCGATATACAGGAACTGTCTTTTTGCCTACTTTTTTCTCCGCTTGGACTTGCTGATTTGCCCACGCTAATTCGTGAATCAACTTTTCTTTGTCAAGCCAAGATAACTGGGCTGCAGTCATACGAATGTTGTATTCATATAACGTCATTCTTTCGATATCTGAGATATTGGTCATTCCCAAATATCGAAAAGAATTGATAAGAATTTGTTCGTATGCCAGTGCAGAATCTATTCCGCTTGTTGTTTTTCCGCTTCTTTCAATTTCTGATTCAGGTTTCGGACCGCTAACTTTCCCGCGTTCGACTCCGCCAATTCTTTTAGGACTTCATCAAACAATTTTTCGATGTCTTTAACTTCATCGATGTAATCATCCATTTCATCCAACGTAATAGTTTCTTCTTCTGTTCTATTTGCTATTTCTAAGACTCGTGACAACGTGTTGACATTATAAGAACGTAATTCCGGTAAGACTTTTGCTGAGAGTCCCATTCCGAATTCCATATTTCCATCGATGAAAGGCATCACTTTGTCTAATTCACGTACAAATTTAGTGCCAAATTTAAACGAATATTCTTTACCTTTAATTTTTAATTTCAATGTTTTTCATCCTCCTAAAATAAAAAAGAGAGCATCTAAGCCCTCTTATGCTCCTGTCGAAGTTGCTTTCACGGTATCTTTGAATGTATATTGAACGACAGCAGCTTGATCTTCTGTCAAGGTTGCATAACCATCTTGACCAACACCATTTACTGCAAATGATAAACTTAATTCAACGTTATCCTCTGCAGCAGCCGATGGAGTAAATTCAGACACATATGCTTGGTAATAAGTAGCTTTGTACTTATTTGCATTATCATCTGTTCCCTGTTCTGCTTTGTTGATTTCCCAAATTTCAATGATATCGCCATTTAATAAGGCTTGTTTCATTTCATCTACATGGGAATCTCCTTTAGCAACTATTGAAGTAGCCGAAAAATCATATTCAACTGGGCTTAAACTTTGAACGTTTCCGTCTTTTGTCACTGTAGAGTCTGAATCTCTTGATAAACCATTTTCGTGTTCTGTTTGAAATGCCATTTTCCAAGCAGCTTCCTGAGTTTCTTTTTTCAATAAGCGATAAAGCAAAATGACATCAATACCTTTTAATGCTTCCATGTTCTTCCTCCTATCTAATTCTAAATTCAAGTGTGACAACCGCCCGTTTTAGCGGTGTATTCGTTGTTGTATCATCCATCACTTGAATTCCACTTGCTTGATAATTTAAAGCCCAATAATAGCCTTCTGTGGCTTCTATAAATCTAGCTTCATTAAAAAGAGCAGATGCCATATCTGACACCTGCTTTCGTTTCTTCTGTAATCCCCAAACGGATAAAACCACAATCACAGACCCTTTAATGTCAGTTTTATTTACTTCATGGATGGTCTGAGTGTTCTCAAATTCCACAAAGGGATAACCAACATCCTCTAAAGTTTTGTAATCGTATGTTTTATATCCAAGTTTGTTTTGGGATATTTTAAAAAGTTCATCAAAAATCGACTGGTCTCTTGTCTTAATCATCATTTCACCAAGGCTTTCATTTCAGCCATAAATTTGACTTTTTGGTAATTAAACGCTGGTCTAACATAAGGCTGTGCCGACATAAATCGAGTGCCATATTCTACATAAGGTGCATAATCTGCTGTCGGTCCTACAATACCAGTTAAACCAGCTTCTAAAAGATTCATGTTTATTGATCTTCGTAAGTAACCTGTATCCACTGGCGCACCTTTTTGCATTCGTTCAGTCATTTCAGCAGTATTACTTTTCACGACTTTTTGAACGTCATTAAGCGTTGCTGCTTTTTTCAGATGTCGCATCAGCTGATCGATTCCTTTATATTCAAGTTGTGCCTTCATCAAGAACCACCTCTTGCACAATTAAACTATTTCTATATGCTGGATTTCTAGCTGTTTTTTGTTGCCAAGTCTTTCCTTCAATCTCGATATAGTCAAATGTAGGGATAGAAAAAAGAGGCTGCGTCCTAATGACCTTCGCCCCTTCTTCCACACTACCAAAAATAGTCACACTTCTATCAGTGCCAATATCTGTCACGTTTGCCTCTGTTCTTGTTCTTTCTGGTTTTCCTTCAACCCACTCACCGAGATCTGGATCATATTTAGAGTCAGATGAACGTTTAACAAATATAATTTCATCTGTAAATCTCATATAAATTTAAACCTCCCTCGCTTTGGTTTGTACAACTCTTCCTGATCTTTACGCTTAAATTCGTCAATCTCATTTTGATACTCTGAAAAATCCGAATCAGGAAAAGCCATAGATAAACCTTCTTGAGAATATGACTGCATACCTTCTTGACCAATTCTATTGAATCTTTTCAACGATACTTCATATACAACTGTTTCAAATTCTTTAGGAACTTCTTGCGTATTTAACAAGGTTTTCATACGCTCATTCGTTCTTCGCTCAATAACTTCAAGCTTTTCATCTAGTGTTCCTTTAAGAAGTTTTTTAATATCCTCTGCAATCGTCATATTTTTACTTCCTAACCAGCAGGTTGACCTGTCACATTGATTGAAGTAGTGAATTCTCCAGAAGTAAATGTGAATGTTGCTGACCCTTCTGCTGCAATCGTTCCATCAAAACCACCATTTTCATTTTTGGTCACTGTTGCGATAGCTCCATCACTTGAAGTTGCTGTAGTAGCTGCAACAACAGCAGCTGCATCGCTAGCATCTGCAGGCACAGCTGAAATAGTAAATGTTTTAGTATCGCCTACTTTACCGGTCCATGTCTTTTGATTTGGCACAATACCGGTAGCAGGCGTTACGCTTTTGGGGAAATCTTCCCAAATGCTTCATCTTTTACAATCATAAATCCAACATCCATTGTTGCACGCAAAGCAATCAGTTCTTGCTCAAACAAGTTAACTGGGGTTCCATCTTCATTAGTTAAAGTAGACAATTGGGCTTCTTCAGAAATCTTAAATGAAATATTATATGGGATTCCATAAAACATGTAATTAAAGTCTCCAGCGTAAAGAGTTCCTTTATCTAAAGACTTAAGGTCTACTACTGGTAATCCGTCAATTGTATTAGCAGAGCGATCGTAAATAAACTCAACATTTGACCCTACTGTTTGAGCTGCAGAACGTAATTCTGTACGATTTTTTCGGTTTGAAATAAACGCATTAGGTTCAAATTCATTTTCTGCTAATTTGTCTTCTAAGGCTAGGATATTATCATAAGTCAATCCGCCTTCAACCACATTCCCCGCACTAATAACTGATCCGTCTAGTGACTGAGGAAATGGGTTTTCTTTATTTAATAAGGCAGCTGCATCAAATTTTTTATAGAAAGCTTCAGCAATTTTTGGCTGCATCTCCTCAAAGAAATCTGATAATTTATAATTTAAATATTCACGAGAAACCGGAAGAATGACACCGAGTTTTTTTGCAGTCATCGTAGCTTGCATCCATTTAGGTTTAGACGTTTTAATTTTTTCACCTTCACCCACCCAGTATGCGCCTGGTCCTTCTGCAAAGTATTCAAATTTCTTTTCTTTGTCAGTCATTTCTTCGTATTTTGCTAACTGCATGATCTTAGAATTTTCCATAACTTCACTCAAAATGAGCGTATTATATTTATCAGGAATTTTTCCCTCTTTCGTTTCATATACCAAGACATTATCTGGATCCCATGTTTGAGCAAACATTTGCAAGTTCATTGGTAAAAGTTGTTTCTTTTTCATTAAGTTTTCCTCCTATTTGATAATTCGATTTTTAGCAGCTAGTTTAGCCACTGTTTCTTTAGTATTTTTCGATGCTGTAAATTGTCCACCTTCATTTGGTGGTGTTTGTCTTGCGTTTTCTCTCTTAATCAAAGAAGCAAAGTTAGTGATGACTGCTACAGCTTGTTTTGTGGCATCTGCATCATCAGAAACAATCAGACCAAGTAAATCATCATCGTGTGGTAAATTTGCATCTGTCAGCATTTTAGAAGCTTCTTTCGTCATTTCAGATAGTGCCTGTCCACGCTTTAATTCAGCGATTTCAGCTTCTTTTTGTTCCAACTCATGCTGTAGTTTTTCTTCCGCATTCATTTTTGCCAGCTTTTTAGCTTCTTCTTTTTTTGCTTCTAGTTCTTTTTCCCACGCTGCTTTTGCTTTATTCGTCTCAGCAGCGATCATTTTCGCTACTTCATCACGAGAAAATGTTTTGCCAGTATTGTTTTCTTCTTTTGCTTCGGTCGGTGTCTCTTGTGAGCCAGCTGGTAGGTTTCCTTGTTGTCCCTCATCACCAGATCCACCATCTCCTGGTTCAGAAAAAAATTGTAAGTTCATTGGCATAAATAAACGTTTTTTCATGATTAATCCTCCACGGTTACGCCGCTACCCGATAAATTTGACCAGTTACGCCGGTCAGCCGAAAATAGCTTTCTCTTTAACGCCTGTAAGCTGTAAGAAGGCACAATAAAAAGCCGTTAATTTGTATTAACGGCTTGATATTCGTTCTATATAAGGTGCTGTACTGCATCGACAAAATGGATGCATATTAGGAGCGTTACTTCCTGGCTGCATATCGGCAACATCAAAAACTTGATTATTTAACGGTATACATAGTTTGCACGCCGTTGGTTCTGCTATATAGATGTACTGGGTAATGCCTGCATCTCTGTAACTTCGTTTTTGGATTCCTACCTGAACTCTAGTCGTTTCAGTCACCATCAAACGTTGAGTGTTGAACTTAGTGTTTTCTCGTCCTTCAGCTGTTAAATATTCTGCCAATTTAGATGCAAGTTGCTTGGGATTTTTCCCCATCGTTATACTTCTGACTAACAACCTATCTAATTCTGATTTCAATTCAGATTGATACATCCATAAGCGATCACTAAAAGACACGTCATCACTCAAAAAGGAGCTGTTTATTACTAGTTCTATCAGCTTTGCATATCCACTTGAAGCAATGGTCATTTCTAAAATGCCGGCTTGTCTCTTCAATTCAGCTAAACCAGCTTTTGTTAATTCATTCGAAAAGTACTTATCCAATTCATTAAACAGTGAAATCAGTTCAAGTCCGATATTAGCTTTTAAGAGCTCTAATCTATTTACACGCATCGTAAGATTGTATAGCTTTAATTCTTGGTTTGCTGTAGGAGAAAAATCTTTCTCTTTAACATACTTCTTTGCTTTGCGAGCGAATGCTTTGACGTCCATTTCACTAGCACGCTTCATCGCTTCGCTACGAGTGATTTTCTGACCATTGGAAAAACTATCCCACTGCGCGTCTATTTCTTTTTGTATCGCATCTTGCGCGTATTGCATGCGACTTTTAATTTCTGCCATGCGCTTTTTATCATCTTTAATTTGTTGCTTTTGCCATTCTTTTTCCCGTTTGATCCAATATTCTTGGGAGTTCATTTAATCACTCCCCTGTTTCATCTTTTTTGTTGCTAATTACTTCTTCACCATCTGAATCAAAAATGCCAATCTGCTTTTGCGTTTCTTTATTTACTCGTTTCAACTCTGCCTGTACATCTGGAACAAAAGAAGCGAGTCCTAAGATCGTCTCTTGACTGAGTTCAGCTCCAGCATCAACCAAAGATTTCAACTCTTCCAGAATGGCTTTAGGTAGATTAGGCGTAAATATTACACGTAAGCCTTTCAAATCGGAGTTATCCATTTCAGAAATACTTGATTTTAGGCTAAATAAAAGACGATAACGCCGCATAAGACCCTTTTTGAATAACCTTTGCTTTGTTGCCGTCATTTGTTCAAATCCAAATAATTTATATTTCATCGCTTCTCCTGATTGCACTCCGGAAAAATTGTCATCAGTAAGATCAGGAACCATTGAGATTTCGTGGATATCCTTGCGTACTCTGTCTTTGTATGCTTCTACACCGTTCACATCATATTGTTTGTAAATATATCCTGCAGTCACACTTGTTTTATTACCGTTCACATCAGTTCCAGATTCAAGCAAAAGCATATTCGCTTCTTTCTGCTTGATGGCGTCCTCTGTGGATAGTCCTGCTGCTTCAATATCACCACTAATAACTAGGAGAGCATCGTTTAGATCAGTCATATAGTTGGCGGTATCAGACTGCCCTGCATCGTATAGATCAATCAAAGATAGTACATCTTCATACAAGCCCATCCGAAAACGATTAGGAGAATACTCTGTAATAGGTACCTCTTTATATTCATGCGGTTCATCCTGGGGATTTTTTAACTCAATTGCTGTTAGTGTCGTCTCATCATAAGTGATACTTTTTTCTTTTGTGTATACGATTGGTTGAATGTACTGTTTATCAGCATCCTTGTTGAATCTTGTCTTAGGATACCGTACAGCCAAAATAGGCTCTCGTTTTACTGTAGTATCATATACAACAAACGTTTCAAATACATTAGCCAAATCAACATAATCTGTATCATCTGAATCTCGATAGATAATCTCATAGGCTCTCCCATACTTATCCATATCAAGCCAGAGTTCAGCATTTAACCCATCTATGTCATTATTAGTATTAAACTCTTCGATTTCTTTTTGTTGATTTGTGTCCTCGAGTTGCACTTTTATAGGATTGCCTGTGTTGTACCCAACATCAAACGTACAAAGAACTTTTCCAAAGTTATGTGCTGATCGATGATCCGCTTTTTCCTTTTCTCTACGTCTACGGTTATCCATGATATTTGTATTTCTAGCTTTGTAATAATCATCTAATACACTAAGCCGCTTTACCTGATATTCATGATGATGTTTTATCATTGCTGCTAAAGTATCTGAATCGTTAAGTAAATCTTCTGCTGAGCTAAATCTATAGTGAAGATTTGATTCTACGCTAAACTTTACATAATTTGTGTTCACGTCGTTCGAATAATGTATATCAGCACCGTATTCAAATTCGTTTACCTTATCCATTTCTCACACTCCTTAAAACATTCTTCTGATTTTGTTCCGCTGCTCTTTAGTAACGGTTGATTTCTTTTTGGCCCACATGTCTTCGTTGAAGGCGTATCTTGTCGCATCAATCGTATGGTTATCTTTATCCTCTAACCTTGGCTTAGGATTTCCATCACGATCTGTTTGATAGTCGATGTTCTCGAATTCCTTAGCAATATTCGGAGTGCGTAGTGGATCAATACAAATAAAAGCCAAATCATCTAGCCACTGTTCACCGTACTCAACAGAATCAGGTCCTTTTTTCACGCCTTTTATTCCTTTCATGCCATGTTCATTAACTAATTCGGCATTACTCTTTGGCTCTGCGCTATCTGAAAATATCTCCTCATTTTGGTAACCTTTAGATTTAGCTTTGTTTGCAAATTCTCGATTGCTGATCTTCACGCCGTAAATTTCATCGATTGCATAAATACCGTTTTTCTTTTTGTCATAATGCCATCTGACGAACGCTAAAGGATCCGTTGCATATCCATAGTCCAAACCGTTGCGGATGTTATCAAAGTTAGCAACCATATCATCTGTAATAGAACCTTTCTTAACTTGTAGATTATCAAAAGGTACAACTCCTGACCCCACAGCTTTTCCATCATATTCCCACTCAGCCCTTCTTGGATTCCTTTCTCTAGTTGCCTCAACTTCTTTCAGAAATTCCTTAGAGATGAATGGATTATCTCGATAGGTCGAGTGATGAATAAAAGTATTGTCCGGTTGAAAAGAAGTCTCATATTTTTTATTTACCCAAGATTGTTTTCTCTTAGGTGGATTGTAGCTGTAAAAAAACTTATAAAAAAGACCATCATCTAATTCTCCACGTAAAAGGGAGTTCGTGATAGTCGTGACTTCATCTTCTGTTTTAAATTCTGCTAATTCTTCAATCCAACCTATAGCAAATGGAAACTTGCTATCTTTTAAAGACTTGATTCGTTCTGGGTTTTGAGCACCGCGAAATATCATATAATTTCCTCTTGGAAGATAGGTAATTTTAAGTGGTGACTTATTAAACTTAAATAGGCGCGATACTCCCTGCTTCTCAATTGCCCATTTCATTTGCTCGTAAATAGATTGCTCAAGTGTATTATCAATATAACGTATACCTACAGCATTCACTGCATATCTCATAAGTAACTGAGTAACGATATGCGCTATATCCGATGATTTTCCTGACCCCCGGCCACCTTTACAAACTATATTAAGAATGTCTTGATTTAAAGTTGCTCTCCATACTGAATGAAACTTCGGCGGAAGAAATTCAGATAGTTTTTTAGCCATCATCATCACTACTTATATCATCAATGAAAGTAGGTATTTCAGAAATTTCAACTTTCTGCTTATCTACAAATGCTGCGTTTATTTTATAATAATGCTCAAGTGCCTGGTTACGTTCTTTGAAACCTGCTGAATATTCACTCACTTCACGTTCTATGATTTCGTTTGTATAAGGATCTCTCTTAACAACTTCAAAGCGTTGTGGTTCTCCTTTTGCAATAGAAGCAGTAATAGCCAAAGCTTCTTCCATTGTTAAATGCCTCTTAGTTTGAACTTCTTTTAGCTTCTCTTGAATGTAGTCGGATACTTTTCCACCTTTTTCCACCAATTTTTCTTGTGCGTTCTTAGCGTAGTTTTCTTTATAGCCAGCTTTCAGTGCTGACTGATAAGCATTGCCTGTGATGATGTACTCATCAGCAAAGGCTTGTTGCTTAGGATTCAACTTACTCATTTTCCATCACCACCTTTGTTATATGTTAATGATATTTTTTTATATTTGTCTGTATGTTCTGCTCACTAAAATATCCATGGCCACAGTAACGAAGATTGTACTTATCAACCTCTTTCGGTGTGGCTTCCCTGGTCATTTCAATGATGGAGTACTTCTTTTTTATTTGGACTGATTGGACAACCCTCACTGGATCATCTGTGTTCGGTTGAGGATATCGGTTTGTTAGTGATACATACCAGTAGTTTCTCATTATGCAGCCTCCTTTACGCAAAATAAAAAGACCACTCGATGAGTGATCTCATATGTAATAGCAACCTACACGATGCACAAAACGCGTACGAAATTGCGCATCCCTATGTTTTTAAACCGCCATGCCTCGGTTGCCCAAGTCACTGGCAAGGAATCGAACCTTGCATGGTTGCGCTTAGCTCTTGTCTCTCTGGTCTTCAAGCATACCTACCAGATATAGCGTCTACCCTTTCCGCCACAGTGACATAATAACAATAGACAGCAACGGATGATAGATAATAAGAACAATCAGAAGGAGTTGAAATTCACATCCTTATTCTTAATATTTCCGCTGCTGTCTATCGAAGCTTAATTAAACGATGAGGGAGATTTCCTCCCTTACATTTTATTTTGTCTCAGACCTATCACTAATCTTTCGACACTATCATAATATCACGTTAAAACACTCAAAAACCCTACACTATCCCTACAAAAACCCTACAAAATCAACGATACTGAACTAACACGCCTTTTTTGTATGCTTCAGCAAATTCGATCAGCGCGATAGATTTCAGCTTCTCTACATTTTTCTCTCCGTATCCTCGTATCAATTGCCCTATTTCATAATTAGAGTGCTTGTTTACGTCACAGAAGCTGTAGTAGAGTATCTGACGACTAATCAGACTAAGAGCCATTAAAGCCGCTAGAATCGCATCTCTCTCTGCTTCTATATCCATCATCTGAATGATCGCGTCTTCTGCCTTATTGCCGTGCTTCGGTGCCTTCGGCATATCCGTAATAATCGGAGACTTAATATCTATCAAAGAGCGACCTGCCATCCGCTCCAAACGCCGAAAGTTCTTCAGCACGTCTCTCGCATTACATCTTGTCTGTTTGAAATCTACCTCTCGTAACAATTGCATCAAGTCAAACCGCTCCTTTTATGTGATATAATAAACTTGTGGAATTTATTAGAACGGTCGGAGCGATCCGGCTTTTTTATTTTTCATTGATTAGTTCCATATCCACCAATCGAGCCACTGCTAAATTCTCTTTGCTTTTCGCTAACCGCTTGTCACATTCCATCGTGTTTTCAATGCGAATGATTGCTGAGTGATTATAGAGATGCTCTACATATCCACGAAATGGATAGATGAATCCTTCTGCTTCGCAGCGAACCATGTCACCGACTTTGACTTTTGGTTTCTTACGTGTTTTAGGATTCTTTATCGGCATATCTAGCATTAAACCGCCGATACCATGACTACTAGCGTAAAATCCGTCTTTTAGTTTCATCCTTCTACCACCTCTTCCACTGGCACAGCAAACGGCCACAGGTTAGTATCTGCTGATTTTATTTCTTTTTCTGTTAAAAAGTAACGATACCCCAATACACCATGGCTAGTTGTCAACGTTGTACTAATTTCATCGTTACCATCTCCCTCGTCAACGACTAGATGGTACTTACGGTCAAGATTAATTGTAACTGTATACAACGGCTCTTCCTCGACCTCGTAACCATACAGCAACGCATTTATTGCTTTTTCTTTATTATAAAGGCTATCTTCAACAAGCCAATCTAGTAACTCTCTTGTTGTGGAAGGATTTTCGCTTTCACCAAGTTTATAGTCCACGCCATAACCCCAACCTGCACGTGTAATAAGAGAGATAGCATAAAACTTGTTACGTTTTTCCAGAACTTGTTTTGCCCATTTGTCAAAAAACTTCGGCATAACGTGTTTCTGCGGTTCACCAGTCTTACCAAATACAGCATTATCTAAAGTGTTTCTCAAGCTTTGTGCCGATTCAGGATAAGCCTCAGCTACCTTATTCCAAGCTTGTTCGTCTGTAATTTTTGATTCATTTAGTCTTTTCACCAACTTTAAAGATACTTCATAAGCGCCGTACCTTCCTTGACCATGCTCATCCATAGCGTTCTCATAACTCTTTACATATTTAGCTAATTCATCAATCAATTCCTGTTTATTCATCGCTGTTCCTCCTAAAAAATTAACTGCCAAAGCAATATAATCACTTTCAATGATACAAATCCCACCAGTGCAATAATTACAGATATAAACGCACAGTTTATGAAACAGCCAACTAAGACGCTTGCTTCTTCTAACCAGTCTTTCATTACTGTTCCTCCAATAACTCGCTATTTTCGTAGATATTTCCGATGACTTCATACGTGTATTCTTCAAACAGCTCTGTGTTAAAAATTCGATACTCTAAATCTTCATCAACAGTGACACACACTAATCCCGAATGTCCTATTGAATTTTTGACAACACAAACTTTATTATCTAAGTAATCGAATCCGTTTTGTACGCTGACTAATACTACATCCCATTCAAATATTTCTACGCCATTCTTATCTTTCAGCCCTGTGGACTGCATGAGTTCGTACTTGTCAATCATTCCCCACATGCCGCCGCCTAAATTTACAAGCGGAGCAATAAAGCCTGTTTCATCGTCTATTGTCCAATCCACATTTTTATCATTATGCGGATAGTACATTTCATTTTCTTCTTTTGAATATGCTCTAAACTTCGGTATCATTTGCTGTCCTCCTCGTATTTTTCAATCAATTCCATTACTTTTTTCACTATTTCAAACTCAACAGCTTTTGATTCTTCGAAATCATGTACGATTTCTGGAAACAGTACATCATCAACTACCCACAAAATAATCTGGCGCTTTCCACCAAAATTTATAATTAGATGATCCGATTCCACAGATACTGTTGCTCCTGATTCGATATCATATAAATCCATGCTGAATTGAATGAGCTTTTTTATCATTTGCTATCCTCCAAATCACTCGACTTCACGAATACACCATCTACCATTTTTCCTGTACGTCCTTTGATTTCGTTGTACGCCATTTCTAAACACTCTTGTACGTTTGTCCCTTTTTGCATGGAAAGGATAATCAGCGTGACGATTACGTCTCCTACGCTATCTTTAAATAGCTCATCATTACTTCTTGCCATTGCCGAAGCAATTTCTCCGAATTCCTCAGCTACTTTCAAAAACTGTGCTTTTGGATCCGCTTGATCCAATCCCTTATCTTTTGCCCACTGCTCTACTTTTGTGATTAGTTCGTCCATTATTCATTCTCCTTTATATATTTAAGTTGGATAATACAACTTGTAACAAATGAAGCTAATGTTAAAATTGTGCCGATTGGTGTTAAAAAACCGCTTTTTATCGTATTAATTAATATAGCTACAAATATCGTTATATAGAATAAAAAGTGAATTGACGCTAACATTAAATTAAACATCTAGTCCTCCTCGAAATACTCATTCAGTATCTCTCTATACTTTTCTACAAATTTGAAACGATCTTGATGAAGTTTCTTGCTCCAATTTGTTTGCCGATCCAGCTCACGCATCTGATCGAA